GAGTATTCAGACAACTCAAATGACGACAACTCCTCGCGCTCTCGGTATCGATTGAGTTCCCACGAGTATCGGTCTTCAATGTACCGACGCTTCGCATTCTGCAATTCCTCGTAATCGTATGGGTCATCAGTGTATTCATACACCGGAGCCATACTCATTTCAGTCTCGTCGGCTTCATCGAGGTCAGGGTCTGCTCCCTCACCGGGAAGTTCACTCGGGCCTGACGTAAGGTCGCTCTCTTCTGCGGGAATCGATCCCCCGTCAACAAGTCCGACGATATAGGCTGGCTCTTCCTCAGAGGCTTCAACCTTTACTTCAGACTCATCATCTTCGGGGTCAGGGTACCATTCCGTGTCTTCCGTGATAATCGCTGCTACAATGCCGGGACCGCGCTCTTCGTGTTCAACAATCTCTCCTACCTCGTAAGTCATTTCTTGCAATTGTGTAACATTTGCAAGAGAGTTTTCAATATTCTTATATGGCATAGTTACTTGTAAATAGGCTTCAATTCAGTGTTACATCCGATGTGGTACGGCGGCGTTGTGGGAAGTGGCGAGAATCCTGTCTTCATGTACTCGTCTGGAGTTCCCTCAGCCAGTTGCTCACGAATATCTCCATCCTCAAAGTACGCTTCAGTACTGCTAAGAGACTGACATACCGGGGTCGAAGAATTGTCGTTAGATACTCGGATGCCAACAATGCTTGAATCGCGCTCGAATTCTTGAAGTTTCGTCACCTCACGCGCTCGATGAACCTCCATCTTTGCGATTAGTTCTGCTCGTGTACGAAGCGACGAGTCGCTATACTTATCAAATGTTCTCGCGTGTACGTTTTGGAAACTCTCACCGCTTTCCAAACCACGTCGAAGGTGTGTACGAATACGGCGCATCATTTCATCGAGAACGTCGCGTGTTGCCATCTCGACGTTTTGAACAAACTGCGACGAATTGTAGTCCATCGAATACGACGAGTTTTCAAGTTCCGAGTAACTTTCATACACTCCGCGCAGTTCTTCTTTCATCGCAGGTGCGCACGTACTCTTTAGATTAGATTGACGAATAGCGTTATTCATCACATTGTTCGCATCCGACGAGTACGAGCGAGCAGAGGTCGTCGAAGTCTCAACATACTTTGTCGAAACTTCTTCGAGAATATCGTCTCGCGATTTTTCGAGCGTCTCGTAAATTGCGTCAGCGATAATGTTCTGGTTTTCATTATCTCGCGACAGTTCTGCAACCGACTGTGGTTGGTCCCAAATGTGTGTAGCAAGCATCTCAGGGGAATCCATCGGATTATCAATGGAATCGGACTCATTCTCTTGAGAATCGCTCTGAGTGTCATCAGATTCACTCTCATTGCCTTCATCGTCGGCACCGATATATCGAATGACGTTCTGATTAATGTCAGGGTCTTGCTCGGGTTGGTCAGGGTTTCCAATCTTTAGACGAATAAGGTCTGGTTTTTCGATACCCATCTCCTCAGCCTTTTGTTGAATAACTGGATTAAACTCTGTTTCAAGTTCACGCCGCGCTTCCTTCAGTTGCCGATTAATATCTTGTTGTTGTGCAACGCCAGCAATTTGACCAACACTCTCCGAGAATCCACCGAGCGCATATTTCGGCATTGGCATCGCAGAAATAATGTAGTCTACGTCAAACTGTAGGTATTCTGCAATATCCGCGACATCACCTGAAATAGTCTCGACACTTACGTCACCACGAACACCTTGTTTCATGCTCGGCTTGAAATTTTCCATTTCGTGGGCTTCCATGAAGTTTCTAATGTCGTCACGCTCCCACGGATTGTCTTCAGTCCCGAACATGAACATCCAAAGCGGATATGCCTTCGACGCAATAGCCTCGTCGTTATCCGAGAGTTTCTGCTTAATTCCTTCAATTCGGTCAGAAACTGCCTCAACTCGCGACGTTCCGAAAACTTCGCCTACGTCAGCATCACGGGTAAACTTGATGATAGAATCGCGCTCGAACGCAATTTTCGACTCTCCGTCATACAAATCCTCGATAGGTTTACCCCAACGTGTCTGCCCTGTTTCAGAAATATCCTGAAGGTACCCGGCTGCGGTACCCTCATCTGTCGTCGGAACATTGTCATATTCCTCAACCGCGTCGGGTCCGAGAAGAATAGACTGGTTCGGGTGAGTAACAATCTCGATTGTTTCAGGATTCAAAAACTTGAACGCGGCAAGTTTGTCAGGGTCTTCTTTCGCAGGAACTTTCTCGATTAAGACAGTTCCGCGAACCTCTCGCTGAATAACCGCCTTTTTTGCAAGATTTCGCCAATCTTTCCCAAGTTCTCCTTCAAGAATTGCGCACGTCTGAAGCCATTGCTCCAAGCGTTGACGCTCCTCTTTCGAAAGGTGCGGCGCTTCGATGTAATAACCGGGTTCAATAACTTGTGACGCGAATGAAAGAATCGGCTTTCGCACCATCGGCGTCGTCTCGTATTGACGCCAGTATTTTCGCATCTCATCCTTCGGACCCTCTGTCCTGTCGTAATCTTGAGATTCGACAATGAAGGGTCTGTTTGCGACAGTTTCCCTACTGTCAAAAGATTTTGCGTTTGGCTCAACGTCTGAACCAACAAGTTCAGCGACTCTATTTGAAAGATTAGAGCCAAAAACGCTTAGATTAAATTTATCGTCAGCCATATCAATTTGTGTATATTTTTGTCGTCAAGGTATTTAAGTGTTTCGGTTAGTCAATTCGTTCCATTATTTGAATATTGAAATACGAAGAGTTAGGAAACGTCATAATACAACCTTGACTATCATATGCTGTAACTTCTCCTTCGTAGATGCCAGCATTTTGCGTATCATTTGTATTCCAATCATACTCAACAATTCCATTGCGAGCATCAATTAGCGAAATAGCGCCGTCAACAATCTTATCACCAGTTGTCGTTGAACGAATTCTCGCTTCTACCTGAAAACCCATCAAGTCCATCGGCTCTCCGTCTTCGTTAATTAGTCTCATTCGAAGGCTCGGCTCGCAATCTCCTTGCTTAATCGTGTCTCCTTTCAAAATTTCTACGGTAGTCATTTAATATCCTCAACAATCTTAATATCTACAAACCCGTCATTTGGGAATGTTTCTACTTCACCATCACCAAATTCTACTTCAATTTCTGCTTCAAAATTACCAATCTCGTCAGTGTCTTCATCCCCCCATTGGTATTCTACTTCTCCAAACTCCGCGTCTGTCACATCAATGTTGCCGTCAATATTATCGGCTACTATCACTTCCTCATTTTCTACATCTCGCATAAAGAAGTGAATATCTCGGTACCCCCTAATGTCAACACGACCTCGCTTTGTGCGAAGTGTGAACTTAATTTTTGGTGCGGTATCGCCGCGTTTAATTGTAAATGCCATATGTTATTCTCTAATTTCTAATGATGTCGATGAATCGCTGACTGATAATGTAGATTCACTGTCGTCATCGTCCACATTAGACGACGGCGACCGAACTGCCCCTGCATCGAGTGGGTCTTCCTGCTTGCTGAAGGCCACTATTCGTGGTTCTGCGAGGAATGACGTAATCACAAACGTTTCTTCGGATTCAAATGTTTCAAACAACGCACTTGTCGGTGACACAACGGGGTTTATTCCAACACCTGCTTGTGGAATTGTCGCAGCCATTGTCGTCAGGTCCAATTCGTCAAGGTCTTGATTTACCACAGCCTGACCGTCACCGAATGTTTGCGCGAGCATTGACTCGACAAGTGGCACATCTCCAGCAGATGTAAACTCGTCTTGTACAACGTCAGCCATTTCAACAGGAAGAACGGCTTTCTTTACAATTGCGCTTGTTTCTTCATCTGGTGATACAAGTGGCGTTGCTTTCAGGTCTGGTTGACGAGAACTCTCAAACGCTCGTGTAACTTCAGGGTCACGGGTGGTGAGAGATGTTGTGCCAGTCTCGCTTGTGAGCAACGTAATATTTCTCGTCGCAACAATAGACTCAAACGAGTCTACAAGCACTGAGGAAACGTCGGTCACTTCAGACTGACTTACGCTAATACCAATTGTCGGAGCCTCAGATGTTTCTGCAAACTTTTGTGTAATTGTTGCTTCTTCTACTGTAGAAGCAAACGCATTTACTTCAATCGGAGAGGCGACCGTTTCTGTACGTGTCCCTTCTTCAAGTGCAGTTGTCTGTGCAGTTATTGTTTCTGTGTCAAACGGGGCAGCAGTTTCTCTGTTATCTTCGCGAGCAATACTTGTCGAAGGCGTGTCAAACGATGTTGCCACGTATTCTGTAACCGAGCCTTCCTCTTCAGCGAAAGATTTTGCATTTATTTCAAATGTTTCAATTGCAGAATCCGTGTTTGTCGAAGGTTCATAGGCAATACTTTGCGCATTTTGAAGAAGTGACAGCGACTCCATCTCCTCGTCACCAGCCGCGTCTCGCGCGACAGCCGTGTCTCCAAATTTAATATTCTCTGCTACAGTTCCAGCAGTGCCGACAACTTGTGTAATGCTGCCCTCTTCGAACGAGGAAGTGAAGTCTTCAGGCTGTTTTGTTAGATAATCAACACCAACAAAACCGGCTGTAATGGCAGACGTAAACGCATTTATTTCCTGAATGGTCGCCGTAAACGGAGACTCTCTGTCAAATTCATTAGATAGCGTAAATGCGTCTTCCTCTTGTGTAAGAACAGACTCTGTTGTAAGTATGCCTTCTTCAAGTGCAGAGGTGAGCGCATTTACTTCAATGTCTACAATTTGTTGTGATTGTATCTCTCCGTCAACAGAAAATGTGAATGCATCAATCGGCGCGATAGACGCATTGAATTCTTGAATTCCTGACGTTGACGAGGTACCGATGCTCGGCGACTCGGCAATATCCGAAGTGATACCTTCGATAATGTCTGCTTCTGACGAGAGTGCGAATGCGTTTTGCTCTACGGTAAGAATATCAACAGTTGTCGCTATTGGTTGTGTGATTGCTTGCGCAAATTCGTCATCACTTAGAATGCTTGTAGCGTTAGTCGTCTGCACAACTGCGTCGTCTACAGAGAATGTAAATTCAGTCGAAGTAAGCGTATCTACACTTTGCGAAGTTATCGTGCCTTCTTCAATTGCAGATGCGTTTTCTTCTGCCGAAATAACAGATTTCTCTGCTTCGACTGTTAGCGTTCCGGTATCAGTTGCTGCGGCGAACCCGTTGTCCGAAGTGAGTGTCGAAACAGAAGATGACGTGGAATTTACATCAGAAAGTGAACTTGTTTCCTCAAGAGAATCAGTTGTTGCGAGGATTGTCCCGGCTTTCTCTGTTGTAATATCTTTGTCTTCAAACGATTGCGTAAATGCGTCTATTTCTATTGAAGAGGCAGCAAGCGTTTCTACAAGCGCATCGTCTCCAGCAAAAGCGGTTTCCGCTGAAAGTATCGAAGAAGCAACTTCTTCTTGTAATGTGGCGGGTGGTATCGCGATTCCGTTACTCGCCGTTGTGAAGATAAATGCATCGATGCTCTCAGGAATAGCAAGTTCCTCAGCCGACGTTGATTCACTTGATTCAATTGTATTTCCAACAATTGAAGATGTTTCTCCTGCCTTAAATTCTTGTGTAAATTCATCGGCAGAAACAACTGATGTAATTTGTGTGCCAACAATTCCTGAATCGACGCCAATTGCAGTGTCTACTGTGTCTATCTCAACAATTGCAATTTCTTGTATCAACGCTTCATCAATAGACGCCGCAAATTCACCAGATTCGAGCGCACTAAAAGTAAGTGTTGCCACATCTGGCGACGAAATAGCGAGAGAGTCTGCGTCAATTTCACGAGTAACTGAAGAGAACGTTGTTGTCGCACCATCGCCCGCTGTCGAGAACTCTGTAGACTCGACGGATACTGTTTGCGAATCTATAGGAATTGGCGTCTCTTGTGCGAGCGCCAGCGAAACTGGTGCAACGCTCGTCTCAACTTCGCCCGTTACTGTACCAGTGTCACTTACCGAAGATGTTTCTGCTGACGTAACTGTCGATGAAAGAATCGGCGCAGTAATACCAGTCTCTTCAATCGCAGTGCCAGTACTTGGCGTATCATTCGACGTAGATGTCGCTGTGATTACACCACCATCGGTGACAAATCCAACAGACGGTGTGTCTGACGAAACTACTGACGATGGCGTGATTTGCCCACCCTCATCGTTAGATGAGAATTCTGTCGAATCCGACGACTGGGCCTCGGCGCTTGGTTTAATTGCCGGGTCTGTCGCCGAAGTAGATTCATCCGTTGACGCAACTGTAGAAACTGTCGCAGTTGCCGACGACACTACGGTAACTGCATTAGTAATCTCTATAGCATCGGTACTTTCGTTAGCCTCTGCGTTAACCTGAGTGAGAAGCGAGGTTTCGAGAACGTTAGACGTTTCCTGAGTTTGCGTCGGTGTCGCGATAGCATCTGTCGGAATCTCTTGCTCAAATGCGACAGACTCAGCATCTTGTTGCACCGACGAAATAGAAATTGTTTCAACCGTGCCTCCGTCAAATGTTGATGAGAATTCTTGTGAAAGAAGAGAAACTTGCGACGGCGTTACAGTTCCTTCCTCCACCGAGGCTGCAAACGTAAGAGGCTGAATGATAGAAGCGTTAACATCTGTGCTAATAGATGTGTCTCTCGAAATAGCAGCATCAACTAACTGTGCTTGTGTTG